CCTGGACATCTCCGACGTGGATGCCCAGGGGTGGGACGTGGAGCACGGGCCCCAGGCACACCACCTTGTGCCCGTTGATGGTGAGGACCAGCACCTGGACCGTGGCCCGTGGTTCGAGCTCCTTCCTGATAGCCTCCTGAAACTCCCGGAAGCTATCGAAGGTCCCGTTCACGATGCCACCTTCTGCCAGGCGGGCGGGACTTCCTGGTTCTTGATGGCCAGGTCCAGCGAGAGCTTGTCGATTTCCTCTTTGCACTTGCGCACTTCCTTGGCCAGGGATTCGGCCAGGTCGTTTTGCACCTCGATTCTCCGGCGCAGGGCTTGGATGTACTCGCGCAGCTCCAGGCTTTCCACCGGAACGGGCGGCTCTTCCGTTGAGAAAGTTGCGGGTCGCAGCATGGTCAGAACTCCTTGTTCCAGATGTCGTTGATGTAGCGGTAGAGCTTGTGGTGGCCGATTTGCATGCCCTCACCGGTCTCGGTGTTCCCGATCCAGTAATTCTCCCCGCCTTGGAATGGCTTGCAATAGTAGTTGCCCACGCGGATGAAGTCGCCCCGGCGGCGCTGCTCCAGCTCTTGCAGGACCTCTTGCCAGGTGTCGGCCGGCAGGGTGACGGATTCGGCCCCTGCCACGCGGGCCAGGTGCTCGCTCAGTTGCTTGTCAGTCAGCATGGATGCTCCTCTTTGACAAAGGGAATCGGCAGGCGGTGTGCACCACCTCGCCCTGGCCGTAGTTGTAGAACTGCTGTCCCACCTCGAACCGGCCGTTGCAGATCGCGCAGCGGTGTGGCGCAAGCGGGCCGTGGGGCGGGAAGAGCTTGCTGTCCTCTCGGGGGTCGGGGAAGATGGCTGTCATTTGCTGTCTCCGAAAAGGTCTTGCTGCGCGTTGTCAGTCCGTGGTCCGTGGAGCACGATCATGGCTTTGAGCTCCAGCATCAGGGCTCCGATGGTTCCATAGCACTGTGCGTGCAGGTCGTTGGCTTCTTGGTAGTTCCTTGTGCCGCGTTGGCACTGGCGCATCACTTTCTCGGCGTCGATCAGCAGGTCGTTGATGTCGGTCATGTCAGTACTCCACCTTTTCGATTTTGAACTCGTGCTCGCAATGTTCGCAGGTCACTTCCCAATCCTTGAGCCTCTCCCATCGGTTGTTGAAGATGTGGCCCGAGATGTCGTGCTCGGTGTCGTGCTGGGGCTCTGCCAAGTCGTTGGACTCGTCGCACTTCGGGCAGGTAACGTACAGGCTCCAGTCCAGTTGTGCAGCAGGCGGTCTAGGCATGGTCCTTCTCCTTGATTTGCTTGGCCACCCAATCGCGCATCACGCGCCAGCGGCGCTCAGGGGCGGTACCGTCTTGTACGCGAACACTGTGGCGCAGAGGCCGGCCCCAGTCGGGTCCCCGCTCGGTGGGTGGCCCGTGCAGCTCGATGTCTTTCCAGTACCAGTCGTCCACGAACTCGTCGTTCATCCACATGATCTCTTGGACCAGTGGTGCGGCCACGCCAAAGCGCTCGGCCACCAGGCGCTCATCGCAGCCATCCTCTGCGTCGCCCAGGTCGTCCATCTTGACGCCACGGGCCGCGCCCAGGGCCCCCAGGGTGCAGTACTCGCCACTGGCGGTCGCGAAGCTGTTGGGGTACAGCTTCTTGTCAGGCATGGCGTCTAAAACGGCCAGCAGCTCGCGCAGCAGGGCCTGGCCACGCTTGCCACGGATGGAGCTGGCCACACGGCCGCGCCACATGATCAGCCGCCAGTTATCTTCGACGTCATCAGAGTAGCCGCTCCTGCTCATTTGTTTCGCTCCTTGAGTTTGCGCTCTATGGCTTTGTAGAAACCGATGATGTCCTGGAGGTCCACCACCCAGAACATGTAGAAGTTCATCACCTCTTCTTCCGTCAGCCCCTGCCACTCAGGCCGGCCCGGAAAGAGTCCGACAATGCGCCGCGCCAGCTCTCGGCGGCTGCGCTTGCCTCCACCTTCATCCCAGTGAACGATAGTCTCGTAGACTGTCTCCAGCTCTTCCCGCTGCCCTTTGAGCTCGTCAATCCGTTGCTGCATCTGCTTGGCAGCGCGCAGGGCTGTGAGCTTGCCAATGTAGTCGTAGCAGAGCTCACCCAGGCGTTCGATCTCGTCGGCGGCTTCGTGGCAGTACCGGCCCACTGGCTCGTAGCTGGTTTCAAAGGGCCCGTGGTCCGTGATCAGTCGCGCGTCCTTCGCCACCCCACGCAGCAGCTCCAGCAGGCTCACGGCTTTGGCTTGTTCGCTCATGGCCGCTTCCTTTTCCTGATCAGGTCCGCAGCCTGGTAGGGCTCGGCCTCATGCGCGATGGCCGCGCAGGCCTCGATCTCGTCGTTGATGGCGCGGTCCACCATGCCTTTGACGTAGCCATCCACCGCAGCCAAAACCGCCTTGGCAGCGTCGTCGCAGGGAACGTCCGGGTTGGCCCAGATACCGTCCTTGGAGATACGCAGCACTGCGGTTTGTTCGTCGTTCACCGCACAGTGGAAGATGATGCTATTGGGCCGTGAGTCGTGGAGCTTGTACTGTTGCATTTGCTCCGTGGGCACGGCGTAGACGTCCCGTGGGTCGATGCGCTTGCCATCTTTCATCCAGGCGCTGCCCATCGTCGTGACATCGGCCAGTAAGTCCTGCATGAGCTGATCCGGAGTCCGTGGCCCGGTCTCCGCTTTGCAGCGTGCGCACTGCAGCCGGTCGGTGCCCTCGATGAAATGCCAGTCGTGTTTGCAGTCATTGGGTTGGCTCATCGCCTTGCTCCTTTCCGATCAACATCAGTCGGTCCAGCTCTTTGACCACGAAGGCCTTGAACTGCTCGTCGGGTATGCCGCTTTGCTGCCCGCACATGGCCAGGACGATCAGCAAGGTGTTGACCACCACCGGACCGTCGTAGCTCTCCACGATCACCTGCAGCTTCTTGTACATCTCGTGAACCGCCAGGTTGTGCATGTTCACGATGTACTCGCGGTCCTCGGTCATGGCTTCTCCTTGAACATATCGTTGGTCGTGCGGGCCATGTTCCAGCCGGCCCGAAAGACCGCGTTGACCTTGTTACCGTCCCAGGCCTCGCGCTCGTAGTCTTCGATGGTGGGCCACGCATAGTCGGTCTTCGTGTACAGCGGCACGTCATCAAGGAACGCTCGATGCGATGTCACGGTCGTGGTCACCGAGCCACCTTCCACCAGCTCTTTGAACCGATCCTTGTCGATCCAGCAGAATTCGTTTTGCCTGGTCATGTTCCATCTCCAAAAGGCACGCGTTTCTTTTCCACCGGCAGCGGCGTGCCCAGGCTCTCCAGCCAGCAAATCTGACACCACGCGCCCTCGTGGCCCTTGATCGTGCTCACGATGCTGTTGTGATGCTCACCATGCTTGGGGCAGGTGATGAAGTGGGCCTCATACGTGCCGACGATCTTCAGTTCCTGTGTGTTGTCCTCAGTCATTTCTTGTCCCAATCATCGAACAGCTCGTTGTTGCTCTGCGAGCGGCCGTAGCCGGCGAAGAGTCCTTTGATCCGCTGCCAGGCCAGGCGGCGCAGGGAGATGTTGGCCAACTGCTCGCGCAGGGCGTGCACTTCCAGCAGCGTTGCACTGTCGTGCTTTGATAGCAGCCGGTAGGCCTCCTCGTACTCCTGGCGTGCCGCTTCGCGGCCTTCCTGCCAGCCACGGCGGTAGGCTCCGCTTTCGACGTCCTTGTACGTGCGGCGCGGGCGCTTCTTGCTCTCGCTCACAGGCGTGATCTCGGTGATCACGATGGGGGTTTCAGTCGTAGTAGTCATCGGTTTGGTTCTCCATGTGTTCAAAAACTTCCTGCTCCAGGCGCTCGCATTCGGCGCGGTTCCCCTGCAGCTTCTTCTCTAACCACGGCGCGGGTCGGCCCCTGCGGTCGAGGATTTCCCAGTCCCCGCAGCCGCCCTCCGCTGGGTAGCAGTGCTCGGGCGGGCCGCTCACTTTGGCCGGGACGTAGGGCTCCCAGTAGGTCACGCGGATCGTGCAGGGGATACCGCAGCAGGTGGTGTCGAACTCGGTCATGCTTGCTCCCTTGCTCGGATGGCGGCGGCGCACCTGCCTGCTCCATCGCTTACGCCTTGAACGTACATATCAGCGCGGCCCTCTTCATTGCCTTTGTACGGTGGGCGTCCTTTGTAAAGCGCCCACTGATCAACCTCAATGTCCTCACACATCCCCGCACACGCCTCCCGTTCCTCTCGGACTGCGGCACGGATGTTCATGGCGATTGCCGCCAGGTCCAGGGCCCGAGCGTTGATCAGCGCCAGCCGAGCAAAGGACAGCAGCTCGTAGGTCGGCTCGTAGTTGTTCTCCTTGGCCAGCTCTTTCAACTGCGCGTCCGTCATTGCACCACCTCCGCGATCTTTACCCGGATGTTGCCCTGGCCGACGTGGTACATCAGCTTCATCAGGAACTCCTGGCTCATGTGGGTGCTGTCGATCTCGATGAAGGCCTCTTGCGAGACCACCGAGGCGGCAATCAGCGTGCGCGGTTTACGGGTCTTGATCCGTGGCCCGTGGACACTGAACACTGGTGTTTCATCATTGGTCATGTCGTCTCCGGCGCAAAGGCCTTCTCGTTGATCTTGTAGTCGTGGAACACCGCGCCGCGCGACTTGTCCCCGACCTCGCAGTTCTTCACCCACACCTGCTTGCCAGACTTGAGCGTGCGCCAATGCCCACGGCGCTCGTGCCAGCGCGGGCTCGCGTGCGTGCCACCCTGGTCCTCGGACCGTGGTCGGCGCGGCTCGATCACCACCGTGGTCCAGTCGTAGGACGGGACCTTGCCCTGGCGGATTTTCTTGGCCCAGTTCGCGCGCTTGAGCGGCGTGTAGCCCGTGGCGGGGGCCACGTCCAAGGATTCAAGGAACGCGCAGATGAAGGCCAGCACGCCGGTGGCGGGACTGGTGCGGTAGTCGAACTTGGTGCCGTCTTCGTGTCGCACCTTGACACCGTCGGGTGTGACGATGAAGGTGAACGGCACGGTCGGGTGGTAGGACTTGCCGTAAAACTGCCAGCCCACCACCGCAGTCACCGTGCCCACACGGTTGGCCAGGATCAGCACCTTCCTGCCCTCGTAGCCGCACACCAGCGCGGTCTTGGGGAAGGGCAGCGGCCGCTCCAGGAGCTCGCCACTGATGTGCTGCTCGTGGCGGTAAACAGCGGTCATGTCGAACCACTGGTAGTTGATGGCCTCTTCGGGTTCGAGGCTCACCATCTCCTGGATCAGCGGGCTCATAGCGGCATATCCCCGTGCCATGGTTCGTCACGCATGCGCTTGAGGTTGAAGATGAACCGGTACTGCGGGTGCACCTTCACGAACAAGCGCGCGTAGAACGCGATGTGGTCGTTGCTGATCTTGTAGTCCGAGCCGGTGGTGGTGATCATCACCTCCCAGCGGATGCGGTTGATGATGAGCCAATGGCTGATCTTGCGATGGCCGGCGTTGATGGCCTCCAGCGTGAAGCGCTCAAAGTACTCCCACACGGCCGGGTTGGCCGCGTTGAATGCGTTGAACTCCCGCTGGCGCAGATGGAAGGGTGTGTTCATGCTCATGACTTCTCCCCCACTGCTTTGGCGATGGCGGCGCGAGAGACGTCAATCACATCAACGCTGTCCCCATCCATCTGGATGTAATCTGATCGCTCAAGGGCACTCACCGCCATTTTCAGGGCCTCCAGCAGCTCAGGCGCGGCCGCGACCAGGCGTGCGTCCTCTGGTACAGACGGGCATCGCTTGTCGTCGTGAAAAATCGTTTCGTTATCCGCCCCGACCACTGTGATGTGCGTCGCGCTCTCCCGTATCGTCCACGGTCCAGGTGTGTGCTTGCTCATGCTGGTACCCCTTCTTTGCAGTCTTCGTGCAGCTTGATGAACATCTTGGTCTTTTTGCTCAAGGCATCGATGTCCATCGGCAGCTTCAGCGTGAACGTGCCGTTGCAGTGCAAACACAACAGCACGTTGTTTCGGAACACGCAGTGGTCGGTGTTCTTCTTCATGGCTGACCCTCCGGCGTGTCCACGCGGCGGCCGTGCAGCGCTTGCGCCCAGTGGTCGCAGCTCACACGGTCCACGGTGTACTTGTTGAAGTTCCGTGATGCGCGGTTCAGGCACATCGCCTGCACCGGCCCGTCCCCATTGCACTTGGCAATGAGCTCGGACCAGTACTTGCAATCCAGGCACTGGTTGACGCCTCTCATGATTTCACCTGCAGCAGCTCACCCTCGTGATCCTCACCCACGTGCTCAGAGAACAGCGTGAGCTCGAAGTCGCCTTCCGGCGTCTTGATCTCGATGGTCCGCGTGGCGTAGGTACCGTAGCTACCGGCACCGCTGTTGTTTTCCTTGGCAGGTCCGACAATGATGTCGGTCACCCGATGGATGTTGAGACTGAAGTTCATGCCTTTCTCCTTTCTAAGTTGGCAAGTTGATTTTAGCAGGTACCGCGAAGTACCTGTCAAGTACTTTATTCGACCAAAGACAAAATATCTGCTCCCATGCCGCAGCCGGTGCAGTACCGACTGACGATCTCCAGGGCGGTGTGGATGTCTGCGCCTGCAGCCAGCGCGCCGATGGCAAAGTCTCGACCAGAACCAAAGGCGTACCAGCCGTCACTGCGTGCGGCCTCGGTGAAGTCCATTGGGTACGGACTCCTCTCGTACTTCAGCACACGCTTGTCCGGCGTGATGACCAGGAAGGCCACCCAGTCGTCCTTGTTGCGCATGCAAGCAGGCTCCTTGCCAGGCTCGGCCCCTTGCTCGAACCAGTGGAACATCTCCTGCGCCAGGTCCCAGTCCCCGGCCGCTGCGCACAGGTGGCCGTTGATGCGGCGGATTTTGGTCACGCGGCGCACCAGGTCACTCTGTGTCGCCTGCTTGTCAGCGCCGAGCTGACCGTTCTTGTGATCCCAGATGATGACGGTCATTTGAGCCCCACCATAATGCGATCCGGCCGCAGCACGTTTTGGCCCACGGGCCGCCACAAGTGCAGACAGTACGGATGGTTGTTGACGTGATCTTTGGACGGCACGTGGAACTGCATGACCACGTCCTCGTCGTCCCAGAAGAGGTCCTTGACCTGGCACATCTCTTCCCAGGTCGGGCAGCGGTCCTTGAGGCTGACACTCACGTGCTCCCAGCCCGCGCCATCGCTGGCGAGAACGAAGACCACCTGGCTGTGCTTGAGCTTGACCACAAAGGCTCCGTTGCCCGCGTCGCCCTCGGCGTAGCCGGAGAGCTTGACGCGGAATTTCTCAGGCATCTTGAAGCTCATGACTCAACCCTTTCATAGGTTGCTTCAAAGATGTCGGGCTTGCATGGGTAGTGCTCGCCCTTGACGCCGGTGATGATCCAGTCGCCTGGGCAGACGATGTGGCCGCCCTCAAGGGTGTCGATCCAGCCGTGCTTGTGCATGATCTCGCCGCACTTTTCGCACTGGCGTTCGCCTGCGTAGGCTTTGTCCGGGTGGCGGAAGTAGCGCACCACCTTGCCCTCGGTTTCAATCGTTTTCTGCACGCCGTTTGCGCTGGCGTCCAGAAGACGAATGTCATCAAGCGGGTGGTCGCCGTTCTTGAACCACTGCGTGGCCTCGATGACCACAGGTTTCTTGCGGAACTTCATAGGTCCACCCCGTCGGTCAGGTAGGCCATGCCGTTGTTCAGGCGCTCGATCTGGTCCGTGAGCCGTGCAACCTGATCCGCCATGGGGGACTGCGTGGGCGTGGAGTAGCCGGTGTCCTTGGTCTCCGCCGGCTCGGGCAGCGGCCGCGTCAGTGGCGCGAGCTTCATGGCCAAGGCGTGGAATCGCTCTTCCATAGCCGCGACGTTCTTGGCCAGGCGCTCCATCTGGAACTCGATGCCGCAGCCCAGGCGCGGGCCGTGGTCTCGGGTGAGGCCGTGCGGTGCCTGCGGTCCGATCTGCTCGCGCTGATAGGCGGCTTCTTTCTCGGCCTGCTGCTTGGCCATCATGTGCAGTGAGGTGGGGATCATCGTGCAACTCCTTCCAGGCGATCAGCCACCAACGTGGCATATCCGGCGATGTCTTTCCAGTGGTCAACCTTGTCGGGGTTGCCGTTGACGATGCGACCGATCTTGTGGACGATCATTTCCAGGGCTTCCCACTGGTCGTCACTGAAGGTCTTGTCATGCGCACGCGCGTGATCTGCCATTAGGCGCTTCATGCCTTGCATCAGCGCAGCACCGTCCCTGAACGGGCCGTACTCGTGCCCGCGTTCCGTGAGCAGCGCCACGATCTCCCCCTGGTCGTTGGCCGTGGCCGTCCAGGTCATCTCCACCGGCGCTTCTTGCGGCAGTTCCACAGGCAGTTTGGCCTGCAGGTCCTTGCGCAGTTTGTAGATGACCGGCTTGGCGGTCTGGAATCGCTCGGCCAGCTTGGCCACGTCAGCGTTCGGGTTCTTGGCCAGGTACTCGCGGATGCGGTCAGCCTTTGTCTTCTTGGGTTTCATTGGGTTGCTCCTTCGTGCGGATAAGTTTGGCTTTGCCTTCGCGGATTGTTTTCTCCACGTAGTCGTAGGCCTTCTCGATGTCATAAACGGTGCTGTTTTCCAACTGCACCTCGTGAAGGTCCGTGATCAGCTTGAGTGCTTCCCACTCTGCAGCCTTCATCACGAACCGCATGCCCAGCCTGACACCCCGCTCCGCCAAGGCGTGGAGGTGGTGCTGGGACTCGTTGATCTCCTTGAGCCAGTCGTTGCCCTTGCCATGAATGGCGAGGGACTCCGACATGTTGGCCATGGCGATCAATCGGTCAACGTCATCTTTCGTGGCGCGACCTGTGCGCACCTGCTCCAATGCTTCGCGGTTCTTGATCTGGATCAT